ACTATGTAAAAACTCAGGGTGATTTACTAAAAGTGACTGACACAATCAGTCAGGCGCTTGTTGTTGGTGGCGCAACAGCGCAAGAGGCATCATCTGTAATGACTCAGTTTAGCCAAGCATTGGGTGCTGGCACATTGCAGGGCGAAGAATTTCGCGCTATGGCTGAAGCTGCACCACAATACATGGATGAGTTGGCTATCGCGCTCGGTGTTCCTCGCAGTGAAATGAAAAAGCTGGCAAGCGAAGGAAAGATAACCTCAAAACAGGTTATTGAAGCAACCATGAAAATGTCGAGCATTTTTGAGGAAAAATTCCGCAAAATGCCAATGACTATTGGGGCTGCAACTTCAATTATCGGTAACAAGTTCAAAACGATGGTTCAGAATATGAACCGTGAATCTCACGTTGTCACCAATGTGGCCAACTTCTTTTTAGGTGCATTTGATCGCATTGAGACTGGGTTTAAATCATTTGTTGACTTTGTAGGCGGCGGCACTAACGCGCTTAAACTGTTTGGCATTGCATTGCTTGCCCTGTTTGGGCCAATGGCTTTAGGAGGGTTGTTGAGCATCCTTGGCGCTATTCTGTCGCCTGCTGGCCTTGTCGTTGCTTCGCTTGTATTGCTTGGCTTAGCCATCGATGATATTTACACTTATATGGAAGGCGGGCAGTCGCTGTTTGGTGACTTCCTGAAAGACCTGAAAAGTGGCGACACTATCACGCTTGCATTAACTGCTGGCCTTGTAGCTGCTACGGCACAGTTTGGATATGTGGCTGTTGCTTATGCTGCTATGTGGGCAAAAATGCGTATTACAGCCTTGCTTGAGGGTGCTAGAGTTGCTGGTGCTTGGCTAATGGCGATGGGTCCGGTTGGATGGGGTATTGCTGCTGGCGCTGGTATTGTGCTTGGTATTGGTGCATTGATGAATCATGTAAACAGCACTATCGCAGCCGAAGGTGGTGCTCTGCGAATTGGTCCTGGTAGCGTTAATCCGCAAACATTATTGCCAGCCAGAAACCTAGCCCAAGCCGCAAATGTGACAAAAACAGTCAATCAGACAAACAATTTCACATTGCCACCGGGTACGCCGCAATCTCACGCCGATATGCTTAATGGTCAGGTTGTAAATATATTTGGTCCAGCCAATGAAAAGCTGGCGCGTGACATTAATGCACAGGGTAATTAAATGATTGGTTTTTACTATGGTGGCCCAAGCTCTAGCACGAAAGTGTTTGGAGGTATCGCGTCAATCGACTTTGACGCCACTCTAGACGAGCTTCACGACTGGCGCAATGAGGTAACTCAAAACCCTGTTGCATCTGGTTCGCCAGTCACTGACCATGTTATCGAGCGATCTGACAAACTTAAGTTGACCGGCACCATTACAAATAGCCCTTTACGCGGTGAACTGGCTGGGCAGTACTTTGGTGGAGAAAATGAATCACCACGCATTCAGACGGCTTTTGATGCCATTAGATCACTGTTTAAGTCGCGTGATGTCGTCGTGGTTTACACGAAGCACGCAATTTATACCGATATGGTGATCGAATCCGTTTCAATCCCTCGTAATGCACAGATCGGTGAAGAAGTGCAGTTTACTATGGAGCTGGTTAACGTCCGTTTTGTTGAAACTCAGTTGGTTAAGTTGCCACCGGGTATCAGTGCAAAGAAGGAAAGTAAGGCAGGTGGAGCCACTGGCGCGACAGCCAAAAAGGCAGAGCCGCAAAAAGTAGCTGGAAAGAAAGAAGCGATTGATAAGCCTGAAAAACTTAGCATTTTAAAATCAATGACTGGTTCAAAATAAATGATTCTCGCTGAAATCCCACTGTTAGCAGATACGACAGATCAACTTGTTGACGTTGTTTTAAGTGATAACCCATACACTTTGCGCGTTCTTTGGAATGAGCGATATGGATATTTTTCACTGTCAATTTACGCCCGCGATGGCGCTGTCATTCTTGAGAATATCAAGATGGTGAAGAACTATCCGCTGATCGGATGGTGTAAAAATACACTCTTGCCAGTTGGCGATTTGTATTTCATTGACAACAAAAATAAGCATTCACGCGCTATTTATGAATCCATTGGAACGGGTGAATATTCGCTAGTTTATTACGTACCTGATGATATTGTCACCGTGGAAACCGTTGTAATTACACCTGTAGCAGCCGTTAGTGGCTCGATATGGGACAGCGGCCTGTCTGTATGGGATGGCGGTTCGTCTGCATGGGACGGTGCTTAAATGGCTCTATTTGACCGCGTAGCTTCGCTGACCGTTGGAAAGCCTGACGGAAAAGCCGTTGAGATTCGTGATCTACGGTTTTCATTTTCAATTGAAAAGGGCTCGATTGACACGCCAAATACGTGCAACTGTCGAATCTATAACCTTAACAAAGACTCGCGCGCTTTGGTTGAAACGGTTAACAATATCCTGATTTTGAAGGCTGGATATAAGCGTGACGTTGGCGAGATTACCATCTTCACCGGTACGGTTACGTGGGCTTTGACTCGCATTGAAGGCGCTGATTCTGTCACTGAGCTGGAAATGTCAGACGGTGGCGCAGAATACAAGGACACCAAAACATCATTCAGCTTCGCGCCAGGTGTATCTGCACAGCAGGTTTTAAGCAACATTGCAGCCACGTTTAACCTGCCTATCCGGCCATTGCCAAAAGAGATAGCCACCAAGACATATCCTGATGGGTTTGCATTCATTGGACGGTCACGCGAGGCCATGAAAAAGGCGTGCGACTTTCTGGGGCTTGAATGGTCAATCCAGAATAGGGAATTGCAGATTCTTAAACAAGGTAAAGCCGTTGATATGCAGGCATTTGTTCTTTCGCCTGACACCGGGTTGATTGAGTCACCAGAATCAGAGCATAAGATTTACTCAGAAAAAACAGCCGCTAAAAAAGGATTCACTGAGAAGCAAAAAGGCGTTCGAGTTACTTATGGCGAGACTGAAGCCGGTAAGAACGAAAAGAAACTAGAAGTACAAGGCTACCGAGTTAAAAGCCTTTTGCAGCCCGCATTGCAACCCGGTGGATATGTTAGATTGGATACCCGTGGGATTGATAAAGAGTTTTTCCGGGTTGAAACAGTTATCCATGTAGGCGACACTAACGGCGCTGACTGGTTTTCTCAGTTGGTTTTGCGGTACGTGTGATTTAAATGTTTAAAACAAAATTCTAATTCCCTCGAATTCGGTGGAATTAAAAATTGGTGCGCAGGACTTGAGTCGAACAAGCATTGTATGAATTATGAGTTCACGGCATTAGCCATTATGCTACCTGAGCTTAATTTGTGGGGTGGCCGGTACTGATTTCCGGCATGATTTATTTATTCTGGATAAACCAGAATGGTTTCACCTGACTAGCGCATCAGCCTGCGCATTCACCCCGTAAATATTGATGATGAAATTGTTACGCTAACCGGATTTAGACACCTTCGTACTCGGCACCGGTTGACCAACGTAGCAACAAGTCAGTAAAGTCTATTCCATTACCTTGCAATTGGCAATCGTAGATGTACGCTATTGCGCAATTTTACCATCAATCATAAACCCTGACTTTACCCATACCCGTTAAAACATGGCAAGGCTCATGATTGATAGTGCCGTCTCTCCGGCTGTCACGTAAGTTTGGCGGCCTGCGCTCTACGTTAACGCACTGTATTGTCCAATTTTCCCAGCCGTTCCGGTACTCCGTAAATTCACTCACGGCGCTATGACAGTAGCAGCGCTACCACTATCAAGTAATAAGACTGGCAACAGATACTGAGTCATTTGCTGTTGTTCCTGTTGACTAAACAGGCACCAATCTGATTACTTGATAGCCTCACGGATTCCACGTGAGCCCACCTCGCTTTTAAGTCTGCGTGTCCAAGACTTTGATGGTTGCCGATTACACTATTTCAGTGTTCTTGCGTCCGTTTGTTTATCCGTGTACTTAGGAAAACGTGCACTATCTATACCAAACCATCAAGTAAGCGGGCTGGGCTTGATTCCAGCTACAACAGGGTACGTCATGCGCCGCAGGTCAGGGAAACCGCCCACTCTCTCGCAACCCATCGCTCATGGCCTTGACCGTTTCCCGGCTGTACCTCTTGCGCTTGTCCTTAGACATAGGCGTGTCCATCCACGCCGCCGCTTACTTGATGACACTATTTCTAGTGCTTGGACCAAAGTTTAACTCTATTTCACTCAAAAATTCAATTTTGTTAAAATAAATTTATGGGCTAAAATGTGCTATATGGCAGAACAAAACGACTTTATCAGCGCACTAAAAAGCATGGTTGACGGTCGTCTGCATGAAATTAACACTAGCCTGCCGGGTGTGATCACTGGTTACGCCAATGGCCGCGCAAGTGTGCAGCCTACGCCTAAACGGCGCTTTGCCGATGGCGATGTTTTATCGTTCCCAATCCTGCAAAACGTGCGGGTGTGCTGGCCTAGCTTTAGTGGTGGGTCAGCGGGTGTTAAGGGGCCGATTAAAGCCGGTGATAAGTGTCTTTTGGTGTTCGCGCAACAGGCGGTTGACGGTACGGATGATGCTCGCCGGTTTGATATTTCTGACTCTTATTGCATCCCTTGCGATCTTGGCGGTGCTGGCGCTGGTGACAGTGGCAATAACGACGCTTTAACAGTGTTTTATGGGGCTGCGTCAATGAGGCTTACCTCTGGTGGTGCTTTACTTATTACAGCGCCTGGAGGTGTCACTATTGAAGCCCCTAGCACGACCAACACCGGAACGCTCACGACAGAGGGATTGCTGTCTTACATGGCGGGTCTTGCTGGCGTTGGTGGTGGTGCTGGGTCTACCATTAGCGGCTCACTAGTGCAGGTTGGTGGCGCATTGTCTAGTAACGGCATCACGCTTGATTCTCACGTTCACAGTGGCGTGCAGTCTGGGCCATCAAATACAGGTACACCGATTTGATTGATATTGCATTAGACAAAATAACCCACGATCTTGTTTTAAATAACAATGATCTAGTGATGTTAGACGGCGCTGAGCGTGTTCGTCAGCACTTAGCCATTAAGCTCAAATTGTGGGTTGGCGAGTGGTTTATGGATACCGAGTTTGGCACGCCATACCTGACAGACATCTTAGGTAAGCAAGTTAGCCTAGCTGGCTCTGTCGCAGCTTTGAAAAAGTCTATTTCAGATGTTGATGGCGTGCAGTCAATCACGCGCTTTGAGTTTGATTTTAACCGTTCGTCAAGGTCTTTAAACGTGGATTTTGACGTACAAACACCTTTCGGACTGATAACCTATGCCACTTAATACAACAGGGTTCGAGCGCCCGCGCTTAACTGAGATTAAAGCGGATTATGACCAACGGTTTACCGATGCTTTAGGACCGGTCAATACATCACCTGATGCTGTTATTGGCCAGATTATTGGAATCTTTTCGGCTGCGCTGGATGATGCTTATGAGACATTGCAGGACAACTATGATTCAATGTATCCTCGAAGCGCTGAAGGAACTAGCTTAGACGGTGCGGTTTCGTTCGTTGGACTTGAGCGATTAGGCTCTACGTCAACCACGGTAACTGCTTGTGTTTATGGTGCTGAATCCACATTATTGCCAACTGGTGTAATGACTCGCGCAGGAACCGTGCAATATGCCACGACTTCCGATACGGTTATCAGTAGGGCGAATGCGCTTGATGTTGAGATTGAAGTCAATACGGTGATAAATGCAACGTCGTATCAGATTATCGCTGGCGGTGTTTTAGCATCATATACAAGTGATGCTAGTGCAACTGCTGAAGAGATTGTTGCTGGCCTTGCATCGGCGTTTAATCCACTGAATTTCACAGCGACGGTTAACGGGTCAACTTTACGAGTTCATAGCTTTGATAAAGTATCTGATTTCCCGCTTACGCTTGATGCCAACTTAACAATCACAAAACTTGGTTCACCGGCTGTTTTCACGGCTATTGAGCTTGGCGCTAGTGTTTTGCCAATGGGTGCATTGGTTACAATTGATAGCCCTATCCTTGGTTGGGATTCAGTATCTAACTTGATATCTGGTACGACTGGTCGCGATGTTGAGTCTGATGCTGATTTACGCACTCGCCATTCTACAAGCATTAGGGCTACAGGAAGTGCCACGGTTAAAGCCATCACGGCGCGGTTGTTGTCAGATGTTCCTGAAATTACAGCCGTTCAGGTGTACGAAAACCGCACCTCTGTTGTGGTGGACTCAATGCCTTCGCATAGTTTTGAGACTGTCGTAAGTGGCGGCGCTACGCAGGACATCATTGACAAGCTTTGGGAGCTTAAACCGGCTGGAATTGAGACTTACGGAACAACATCAGGCCAAGCCATTGATGACAATGGTGACGCTCAGACAATCAAGTTTTCACGCCCTGTTACTCAGTATGCGTGGATTCGAGTTTCTGTGGATCAGCTCTATTCCGAAGAGGTTTTATCACCAACTACTAGTGCAGCCATAGAAGACGCTGTACTGGCTTACGGCCTAACTCTTGGTGTCGGTACCGACATCATTCCGCAGCGCTTCTATGGGCCTGTTTATAGCTCTACAACTGGCCTTGGTCAGATCACAGTTGAAGCGGCAATAACTTCAACTTCTGGAGGTACTCCTGTTTATTCAACCAACAATATCTCAATTGGTCGCGCTGTAATTTCTGAATTCAGCCTAGATCGCATCTCGGTGGTTGGTGTATGAGTTATGTAAGCGACGCTCTATCGCGTATCACTAGCCAATTTGAGCAATCGCCAAAGGTATTGGCATTGCTTACGGCCATTGTTGGGCCACTGGACTCGTTGCAATCAGAGTCAGACAGCATTAAGACCGAACGCTGGATTGATATTGCCATCGGTGCGCAGTTGGATGGTTGTGGCGCGATTGTTGGCGAGACACGCCAAGGTCGTGATGACGATTCATACCGCGCAGCCATTCGGTTTCGCGTTTTCGTAAACGTGTCTGAAGGCACTCCAGGCGCACTGATTAAGGGGCTTAAATACCTTGTTTCGTCTGATGAATATCAGTACATTGAGGCTTATCCTGCAACTGCCATTCTGTTTGCAAATGGGCCTATTGTGCCTAGTAAAATTCAATCTCAAATTCAGGATTTATCACCGGCTGCAATTTCAGACGTGCCAGTTTTAGTTAGCTATACAGAAAAGCCATTTAGGTTTGTAAGGTCTGTAAATTCACCAACTTTCAAAACTGCAACTGGTAATTTCTTCAAGCTGAATGGTAAAAAATTCAGAATGAATACGGCGTCTGTTTCTAGTGATGGGCCTACTCTTTCTGGTATTGCGCACGGTGTATTTGCAGCCAATAGTTTACGGTTTAAAATCAATGGTAAGCGAATCAGAATTCACTCAAGAAACAATGATGTAATTCTGGATTCTGGCTATCATTTAACAGGTGTTTTCCAATGACAAGTTTCTCAGATACTTATCTGGCCTATTCTGACGGTCAGCAAAATAGCAATCAGCCACCTGATGCCATCATGGCTACGGGGTTCATTCCTGCAACTGCTGGAAATCGTGGTCAGCCTTTGCCTGCATCTTGGCTTAACTGGTTGTTTAACCGCGTGTTTAAGCATATTAACCGCGATGTAGTCACTGACAATTTAGGTGTTGGACTATTCAAAACCGAAGGAGCGATGATTCGCCTTGAAGCTTTTGACTTGTCAGACTCTAATAAATACTTGGTTGCCATTGGTTATAAGACGGCTGGAGTTGCACCACAATTGAAGGTTGTTTCAAGCGCGACATTAACACTCGGAACGGGTACAATTGACGGTAATCAGCCCATCTCAGGTGGTACTAATGTGAAAATAGTCGGGTATTCTCGACAAGTTGGAGAGTTATAAATGGCTTTGACCACGACTGAAGAGGCGCAATTACGTGCTTTACTTGTAAAACAAACTGAGTTGCTTTCACTGGCGGCTAGTGAGCCTGCGATTATTAGCGAGTTGGGTGCTGGAGATACTACTTTTCCAGAATTGACGGCAGCTACAGTTATCAATGATGCTGACTTGCTTTTGGTTCGCCAAGGAACTGAAGAGAAAAGTGCTACAGGCGCGGTTCTGAAAACCACTCTTGGTGGCTTGTTTGCGGCCAAAGGTGCAAACAGTGATATTACATCACTGTCAGGACTAACGACTGCGCTGTCAATCTCTCAGGGCGGTACTGGATCAGCTCAAGGCGTGGACGGCGGTATTAAGCCTGTTACAGCATCAGTAGCGGCCAATGCACTAACCGTAGGAATCAATCCTTGCACAACACAGTTCAGGTCTACTACGCTAACTGGTGCAGGCCTTCCTGTTAATTTGTCAAATGCATCCGCTCTGTCGCTTGTTGTACCATCTGGCGCAACACTTGGCACTGTAAGCGCAGTAGCTTCAACCATCATCATCCTTGAGATTAACAATGCTGGCACAAAAGAGCTTGCAGTAGTTAACTTGTCTGGTGGCAATGATCTGACTGAAACAGGTTTGATTAATACTACAGCGATGTCGGCTGCTTCAGATTCCGCTAATGTTATTTATTCTGCGACAGCACGTACTGGCGTTGCTTATCGTGTTGTTGGGTCAGTTGTATCTACTCAAACAACGGCTGGAACTTGGGCTCAGGCTCTAGTAGTTACCGGCGAGGGCGGGCAATCATTGTCAGCTATGAGTAGCTTGGGTTATGGACAAACTTGGCAGGGAGTTACAAGGATTAGCGGAACAACTTATTATAATACCAGCGGTAGGCCAAAACTTGGTAATGTAGATGTTACCGTCTCATCAACTGGAGGCGTTACAATAAATATTGGTGGTACTGGATCAATTCAAATTGCTAGAGTTGCAATTGCAGGGTCTGGTTATTGTACTGGATCATATATGATCCCTCCTGGGTCATCATATGTTTTTACAGATACAAATGTAACATCAAGATTAAATTCCGAGACTCAATAATGCGAACATACAAAGATAAACAAAATAATCTTCATGTGCTTGACTCTGATTATTTCGAGTATTTGCTACCTTCTGGATGCGTACAAATTACGGATGACGAAGCTCAATTAATAATTGACAGCAAAAAAGCAATCAATGTTGCTATCCCGTCAATCAGCCCACGCCAAATTCGCCAAGCCCTAACCGCTGCTGGACTGCGTGAAGCCGTTGAAGCTGGTGTAGCCGCTGGATCGCAGGACTTGAAGGACTGGTGGGAGTTCTCTGACTCGTTCGAGCGTCTGCATCCTGAAGTTATTGCATTCGGTGTTTCGCTTAAAAAGTCTGACAAAGAACTTAACGACCTTTGGGCTCTTGGCGCTTCATTGTGATTATTGTTTTATTCTTGCTTTACCCACTAGCCATTCAGTATGAGCGTGGTGGGTTTTGGCGCTTGCTTTTGCCAATTACTTTAATAACTGCAATTATTGATGTGTACGTAAATTACACCGAACTTGCATTGATTACATGTGATTGGCCTAAAGCTGGTGAATACACCGTAAGCGACAAGCTAGAACGTATTAAAAACCTTGAAGACTGGCGCGGTAAAACTACTCGCTTTTTTGAACCATATCTTGATTATTGTGATCCAGATGGAAACCATATTTAAAATGAGTGAAGCACGAATTATTGCCTTAGAGCACCATGCAAAATCAACTGATTCAACTATGGGGCGCGTTGAAACAAAACTAGATACCATCGTTGAGACTTTAAATAGTCTGGTGCGTATTGAAGAACGTCAGAGCGTGATTAATATCAGGCTTAATGAAGGAACTCAAACCATGCAAGGCCATGAGGCTCGTATCCAATCTATCGAGGTAAAAATGCCTGGATTGATTGAAAAGGCTGGTTGGCTTGTCACTGGAATGCTTGGTGTTATTGGTGTTGTCGGAGCTGCTTTACTTCATGGAGTTATCAAATGATGTGTTGGATTGTTATGTTGCACTGGATGCAAAACGAGTGGGAAAACATTTATGATAAACAGTCGAAACCTTGACGATCTGACGCTAGATACCAAAGAAAAAGCAAAGGCGTTAATCGCTGGATGCTTGCTTGAAGGCATCGACTTGATTGTGACAAGCACTTACAGGGACTACGCTTCGCAGGGTGCTTTGTACGATCAAGGGCGTAAAACCATTGGCAAGATTGTGACAAATGCAAAGCCTGGTTATAGCTTTCACAATCACCGAGTAGCCTTTGATGTGGTACCTGTGGTTGCTGGTAAAGCTATTTGGGATGACGCTCGCTTGTGGTCGCGCATCGGTGCCGTAGGTGCCTTAACTGGCCTTGAGTGGGGTGGTTTGTGGAAGTTCAAAGATAAGCCGCATTTCCAAAATACTGGCGGTCACTCTATTGATGACTTTTTGCGGGAGCATGCGTAATGGATTGGCTTAAATCACTAGCCCCAACGGTTGCAACGGCTTTACTGGGGCCATTGGGTGGCGTGGCTGTATCTGCTTTGGGTGGGTTGCTTGGAGTCTCTGAAGCCACTCAGGACAAGATTACAAGTGCCATTAAAGATGGTGTCTTGACTCCTGACCAGATCACAAAGATAAAAGAACTTGAACTAGAGTATCGGAATAATGAAAAAGAGCGCGGGTTTAAATATTCTGAACTTGCCTTCAAAGATCGTGATAGCGCCCGCACTGCCAACGTGTCAGGCGGAACTCAAAAGATGCTTTTTTGGCTGTCGCTTGTTTTGCTTATATGCACTTTAGGAACTGAGATTTCAGTCCTATTTTTTGGCTATCCAGCACAGATACCTGAAATTGTAGTAGGTCGAGTGCTTGGATTGATGGATGCCGTTGCAATGATGGTTATGTCATACTGGTATGGCACAACGTCAGGTAGTGCAGATAAAAATAAGATGCTTTTAGAAGCCAAATAAAACAAACCCGCATTACGCGGGTTTTTTGTTACTCTTTTACAAAACAACCATTAGGCATCAAAGTGCCTTTTCTGTCCTTGATTTCCATGTATGCGCAAGCCAAGCATGTTGTTAAATCAAGATTTTCCTGTTTAGCAACAATAATCAACGTCACCAACACATCACCAAGGCCATCAATCACGCCTTCTCGGTCGCCTTTGATAAGTGCGTCAGCCAGTTCACCAAGCTCTGATACCGTCTTCAAAAGCTGTGTTTGGCTTGTGGCGTTTGGGATGATCTTACGAGCTTTGGCCCAGTCGATTACTTTGGTTTCTAGTGTTTCAAATTTCATGTTCGTTTCCTTAAATAAGTCCTGTTGATCGTTGATAACTGCTTGCGAGTTATGAGGCTTGTTTTTTAGCTCATCGTAGCAAGTTGGCCCAATGGCTTTGCCGTCTAAGTAAAAGTGCTTGCCGCCTGATTTAAGAGGCTTTCCACACTTAAAGCATCTAAGCATTCATCAGTCCAAATTCTGAACGCTTGTTTTTCTGCTTCGCCATTGCAAGCTTCAAATACTTGTCATAGTCGCTGCGTGGAATGCTTTTGCGCTGTGCATCATGCCAGTCCCACAGCTCGCGCAAAATTGTAATTTCGCTTTCGCGTGCATCAAACTTTCCCCACTTTTCAAACCGTTTAATCAGGTTTGCAATGGCTGTTCGCGCTTGATCGCAAACTGGCATAACTTCAAACTTACCGATTCCATTTTCAGCCATGACGACAGACATAGAATACAGAGCCAAAACATCGTAAAGGTCTTGTTCTGTACCAACGTGGTCTTGCATTGACTGAATAGCCGACAGCTCACGGATGCGAATATCTTGCAGCACTTCATCATTAATGGCGCACGCTCCAATAATCGCGTGGGCGACTGCGCTGAATCCTGGCGATGTATTCCAGTGTTTGCGCTTGCATGTTTTTCTCATGTTTTGGCCTTCTGCGCTGCAAGAACATCACGAACAGCAATATACACATATGGCTTTAGGTCAGTTAATCCTTCTGATATTTTGAATCCATGAGCCATAAGAATGGTTTTTATTTCATCATCCGTCAGATAATAAACCGGCTGTTGAAACTGCTCACGCAACTCCTGTTTTGCTCCTGGTTTATCTGCAAACCATGTGCCAAGCTTCTTATCATAGTCTTGGCTTAATCCATTATTCCATCCAGTTGACTTTTTAAGCAATTCTTCCCGCTGTGTAATCCCACCAAAGATTACACGTTCGCCAGTTGGTTCTTTCATATCAAGCCTTAAAGTAGTCGTATTGTGTTCGTGCTTTGCTTGTCATGCTTATCATCGGCCTATGAGCAATCAAAACACCGTTAACCATACTTGGCTTGTCATAAGCATCCATGGAGCCTGGGCGTCCGTCCCATCGCTTCAACTCTGAACCATCATAAATGCCGTCCATTTTATTTAACGTTGTTGATGGTGTTTTCTTTTTGGTTGCCATTTTTAGGTTCCTTTGTGTTGTTGATAAATTCTTTTGCGATTGCTGGCCAGCCAAGGCGGTATGCCTTGTCGTATTGCTCTTGCGTAACTCGAACGCGAAGTGTTGGGTATTTTTGGCTTGCGTCTTTGCTCACAGGAAATACTCCAGTGCAGCGTAAGCCAAACCGATACCGATTGAAACTGACAGCATTACGTCGGCCAATTTTTCATATTGCAGTCGCTTGTATGACGTGATAGACGCTGCGTAGTTCACCGTTTTAGGGAATGCTTCGTCAAGCGTGCGTGAGAATTTACGGGTTGTTTCCATTTTTAGACCTTAGATAATTGTTGATAATTCATTGTAGCTCAAGGAAGGTGGCAATACGATGCTCGGCTTAAAACTTTTTCAATTGAATTTCTATGAACGCTGTATTTTTTTGCCAGTACATCGTTGCTCAAATTTTCTTTGATGTATTTCAGCATGTTGTCACGTTGTCTTTTTGCGCTCCGAATGTCAATTACATCAATGTCAAGTAGCTTTGATTGTGTTAGCTCTTGCCCTCGCAGCGCATTTGCCTTGATTGTTTGCTGGTACTCAAGCCTTGAAACAGTTCCTTTTCGTCTTGGCTGTTTGCCGACGTGCTTTGAATAGTTGGTTTGAGCCATTAAAACGGTACAAGATAGTGAAACTGTTCACATTCGTTTGGAGAATGCAGATAATCGTCTGGCACTGAGCCATTGAAAACGCATACATTTCCGTTAATCTTGTCGAGATTGTCGCAATCAAAACAGCGATTAAGATTCAAGAAAACTTCGGCTTCAAGTAGAACTCGCAAAGCTTCTTCGTATTGTTCTTTGTCAGTCATTTAAATATCCTCTGTTTGATCTAGTGCCATTGTTTCGATGAATTCAACAACTTCAGTTGACAGCATTTCAGCAATATCAACTCCGTTAAGCTTTGCTGTCTCAAGAATGCAATACGCTGGTTCGTGAGGCTCTATTTGCAAGCCGTCTTCATAGCTTCCACGGCATTCCTCGTTGTATTCAAGCTTGCATTCAAGCTCGCCGCCATCGAAAATGTATGTATAGTTCAAAGCATCATCTCCAGTTGGTTTGCTGCATTGGTCAAAGCTGTAGCCATGTCGCGCGCCTGTTGTGGCGTCATTGAGTGTTGAAAGTGCATAGAGCCTACTTTTTGGCTAATACTAACGATCTTGCCTATTGACGGGTCAGGATGAATATGAGTTGTAATTGTCACAAAGTCTGCATTTGTGAAGTTTGGGATTTGTGCGTTTTCCATTTTGTCTTTCGTGTTGTTGATTCCGTAGTGTAGCGCACTTTTAACGCTTTGCGCTACATTTGTTTAAAAATTTTCGTGACGTAACCAGTCCGCCATAAGCAAAGCTTCGGCCCGTCCGTGGTGCTTAACAAGCTTTAAAGGCGCTGTAGGCCACTTGGAGCGGGCTAGTTCTAGGCTTGCCTTCTTGTCTGTACCAATTAGTCCGTGATGCTTTTTCCACTTTTGCGGCGTCACCCACTCATACGGGTAAAGTAACAAATCAATCACGGCTTCAATGCATCCTGTAGCACGCATGAACTTGCCAGTGCTTGAAATTCCCTGTCCTGGCCTTACGAAAACGCTTTCAATCACGAATTCAGCATCGTTTCCATTGTTGCGAATGATTTCTTGCAAGGCTATTTTTAACACCCGTGGCAATACGCGCTCGCCATTGCTTTCGATATCAAAACAATGGATGTATTTGCAATTGTGGTCAATCGCGCCTATCGCGCCGGTGTTCAGGCCTGGGTCACATCCTATGTATATGGTCATTCTTCACCCCGCATAACGGCTTCAATGCGGGATAGCTTGATCTTGCAATCGACTAGTTCATAAAGCGAATCACGATATGAGTCAATGGCTTTTTCTGATCTTTCGCGCTCAGCAGCTAATAGAGCTCTAAGTTTGTCCATTTGAAGCAGTTCTTTTTTGGTCATCATTCTGTTTTACTCCAAACTCTATCAATCACGTTAAAAAATTTACCGTTCTTTTTGTGGCTTATCATGGTCGGCGGTGTCCCATGCGTCAGGTCAAAGGCGCATTGATCTAGGTCTTCACTTACCGTTACACCGGCTCGTTTCGCCATATCTGCAACCGTCTGGCGCGCTTTTATCCCGGCGTAGTTGGTGTGGTTGACTGCGTGGTATTCCACAATCGCAGGAGTCGTCAATCCTCCATAGTAGCGGACTTGAAGCATGTCTAATCCACTTGTGCGGCTTGTGTGCTTTTTCCATGCCCAACTTGTTACCTGCATTTCGGTGGGTTCGATGCCCATGATGTCCTCCGACCTGAGATAGACCTCTTTAGGCTTTTCCTCTGGCGGTGGGAACTGGTGGCCGCACGCATCGCACTGTCTTACGCTCGCATGGCATAGCTCGTCACAGTTGGGGCAGGTCTTGGTTGGTGCTATTCCTGAGCCTTTACCGCCTCTTTTTGGTGGCGTTATTTGAGTGATAGGTCCGTGGGTGGCTACGTTTCCTGCGAAGTCTAGAACCATGCAATCGGTTTTTCCTTCATGGATTCGCAAACCACGTCCAGCCATCTGATAGTAGAGTCCTGGTGATAGGGTGGGGCGCAAAAACACAATGCAGTCAATACATGGCGCATCAAAACCAGTGGTCAAAATCCCCATGTTGGTGACTGCCTGAATTTTCCCGGCTTTGAAGTCTTTCAGGATGCGGTCACGTTCTGCACTTGGTGTGTTTCCAGTCACTGATTCTGCCGTTATTCCATGTTCTCGCAGCATGTCTCGCACGTCTTCGCTGTGCTGTACGCCAGCGCAAAACACAATCCAGCTCTTACGATCTTTTGCGCGTTCTATCGTCTCTAAAACAGCCTTTACGTTGTTGTCACTGGTGTTCATGGCAACCTCTAGAGACCGTCCGATAAACTCGCCGCCTGACTTCTTAACGCCATCGGTGGATAGCGTCATTGATGTGTGCTTACTGCGCAATGGTGCAAGGTAGCCACTCTCGATAAGCTCCAGAATTGATACGGGTTCGATCAAGTCTGAAAAAATAACCTCGTCTCCCTCATGGATCATTCCGTGCCCTAATCGGTACGGGCTTGCCGTTAAGCCGATAACCCGCATATCAGGATTAATCTCCAATAGGTCGGCGATTAAACGGCGATAGGTTCCGTTTTCTGTTGGACTGATTGAATGGCATTCGTCCACTATTAGCAAGTCAATATGGCCTATCTGACGGCCTCGTTTGGCTACGCTTTGCACGCCTGCAAAAACGATTGGCTCAGTTAAGCAATACCGTTTAAGGCTTGCAGAATAGATACCCATTGGCGCATTTGGCCAGTGCTGGCGCATTTTTTCAGCGTTCTGGCTGATTAATTCTTTGGAGTGCGTCAACATCAAAACCCGCGTACCGGGCCATGATTGGATGGCGTCTTTAACCAGCGCGGCGATGATGTGAGACTTTCCCGCGCCTGTTGGAAGGACTAAACAAGGGTTTCCAGTATTACCCGCTGAAAACCATTCGTAGAGCATATCAATGCTGCGTTGTTGGTATTCACGCAACATGATTTCTAAGCGCCTGTTGCACTGCAATAATTATGCGAATCAAATATGCTGAATCGCTTTTAAGTTTTCTTAGGTGTGATGAACACGTCATATTGCATGACAGGTATTGTGCATCGCAAGATGTGAAAAACTGTTCTATTGTTTTTCCACTCATGGCACCCCAGTAACCAACCCATGATGAGTCATAACATACGATGATTATGCGGCCTTGTCCGGGTGATATGTTCTCAGTGATAACTCGGATTGGGTCAAGGTGGTGGTCATTCATGATGTCTTCAATGACAATCATGTTTAATGGCTTTGAAGTAATTTTCATTTAACTACCCTCGCATCAAACTCACTAAATTGCTCACGCACGCCACTAGCGCACGCTTTCCAATTGGCCACAATCTCGCGGCTTAAATAGCCCTCTGGTGCATTGTGTATCGGGCCTTCTTTAGTCAACCAGATAACGCCAGTGTCAGCTACTTCCATTTCCCAGTTAGGCGTCATATCTGGGTGCAAAACATGGTTATCACAGCCGGTAAGTTGTGCATTCAGATCTGGTATTGTCATCTCCCAATGAGCGCACTCCCATGTTCCATCCTCCATAGCAGTGCTATTTGCGCACGTTCTACAGTTCACTTCTTTTGTGAGTTTTTCACCAAAACAGAGATCCCGCGCCGCGCAAAACTTGCATTCAAACCACGACGAATCCGTGCTAATTCCAGCCGGTGCATGGTCAGCCTTAACGATACGATGGCCGCGTTTAATGGCCTTTTCAGCCACGTCTGCGTTAAATGGCACTTGCTCTATGTATAGCTCATCCGAATTCTTACAGACCATAACAAATAAGGCATGATTTATCTGTTTTCCACTCATGTAAAGGTGTACTTGGCTCCAGTATGTCGGGTTAGCCTTTTGCAAACCGTCTTTTTGCATAGCCTTAAACTTATTTAAGCTGGCCGTCTTAATCTCTAAGATGTGTTTTTCTTTTGAGTTACCCGGCACGCCAGACTCAATAATGCCATCAATCGACCCTGATACGTGGCATCCAAAGTCAACCCGGCTTTGATTCGTGCCAGTGCTGACAATTTTCATTCCAATGTTTTGCAAGTCAGAAACAACCGTCCGTTCCTCTAACTGTCCACGGCGAAACAATCGCAAAATGCGACCTGGAAACTTTTCAATCACGGAGAAGCGAAATGAATACCATAAAAACCTGTCACACGCATGGCCAAGCTGTGAGCATCCCATGTGGCCGCGTGGGCCTTCTTGGTTGGCTTCGTGATGCGCGTCGATTAGCTCTTGAATGTCTTGTGACATTGTTTGTCCTTTGTGTTGATGGAAAACCCGCTGATTAGGCGGGTTCGTCATGTTACTCTGAAAACAGTCCTTGCTGCTCTTTTTCTGCGTCTTCTATGTTCTGGCAAGCAAGTTCAAAATACGATGGTTTTAGTTCGGTTCCAACGAACTTGCGACCCATCTTGACGGCGCAATATCCTTCGCTGCCAATCCCTGTAAAAGGGCTAAAAATCAAGTCACCCGGATTAGTCCATAGGTGAATGCACCGCTCAATGACATCAAGCTGTAACGGACACATATGCTTGAGATCGCTATCGTCGCGTGCTGGCATCTTGTTTAATGTTCGACTCTGGTTAATATCGCCCCAGACTGGACTTGCATATTTTTGCCACATAGCAACCGGCAAGTCATCACCATGCTTTACGCGCTCTTCAATATCTCCCGGCTTTCGCATTGTCACAACATAGTCAGGGAGACCCATTCGGCTCATTGTTCCATTTTCACGAATTGTTTTGTGAAGCAAACCAAGTGCCTTTGTGCGCTGCATCTGAACTACTGGGTCTTTCCAAATGCAAACCTCTGAATGGTAAATGAATCCTGCATCTTGAAATGCTTTAATCAGCGCACCGCGAAAATCACGCAAACCTACAAATCCATCTTTGCTTTTTGATGATTGCAAGTTCATGCAATGGAATGAAACATTACGTCCAGGCTTAATTACTCGGAATAACTCACTGATAAGAAACTTCAACTGAGTTACAAATTCAGCATCGTTCCGACAGTTTCCCATGTCGTGATCTGAGTTGGAATATGTGAAAATGTCTGCAAATGGCGGAGAAAAAACAGAATAATCAATGCTGTTATCTTCCATTTTGCGCGACCATTTCACGCAGTCACCCATATGGACCGTGAAGTTATCGCGCTTGAATGTGTCTTCTTTGTACTCGTCAACAATGTTCGATGTACCTTGAAGTTCTTTATTCATAATGTCTTTCATGTGCTCAATCATTTTCACGCTCATTTCATGGTGCTGTAGTTCTTTGCGTTTTATGTTCTGCAAAATTTGCCCTTCATTTT